AATCTGATCAAGGCTTTTAGCAGATTCACCTTGCGCGTTTTCTTCCACACGCCATCACCACTTACCGAGTCGCGTTCCCCTTTGCCGTTGGTATTACCTTCAACAGTTACGATATAATCCTTACCAGGTAGCTGGTCTTCTATCACAAGGCCGATATGGGAGAAATCAAACACAACGATATCGCCAGCCTTGGCCAGTTCCTTTTCATCGGTTACATAGAGCCCGTTCTTTTGAGCCCACTTAATCCAGCCAAAGGCTGAGGCATCTCGGCAACGCCATAAAGATATCTGGTCCGTCTTGTAAATCTTTTCCAATTCCAGTTCATTGGCAATCGTCCACTTCATCATCACCCAAGACATGAAAGCGGCACACCACGGCCAGGCAGCCGGATTGAGCCATGTTGACTTTTGGTATTCTCTAATTTTTACACCGGAGTTATTGCCGCCTTCCTCCATTACGCCAACTTCAGCTACTGCAATAGCAACTAAAGACTGAATTAGTTTGTTTGTCATAGCTTAATAGTTACTTCTTTTTAGTTTTTGGTACTAAGGTGAGCGCCTCCGGCTTCAGGTGCATCTTCCAGCCGTCTTTTGACAGAATGCGATAGGTGCCTTCTCCAAGGTCTTTACTAAGCACCATACCTACCTGAATGAATTGCTGGCCGGATAGGTTTACTTCTTTCCAGTAAACCCATTGCTTACGTTTAAAATGAGGTGCTGCATCCATCACGTAGGCCAGCATCAGGAAAAGAAGAAACAGAATGTATCGAGTTTTCATAGGCTTGATTTTTTACTTCAGTTTGAAAAATTTCTTTACTCCATCTACACATAGCTCCCAGATATTGGTGCCAAATGCCTTATCCCCATTTTCGATGATGGACCGTATTTCTACATAGGCAATAATGCCTGTGGCTAGGTTCGCCACTTTCATGGGTTCCTGAAAGATAGTGCCAACCATAAAGGCCAGAATAACAAGGATAGAATACCAGATAAACTTCGGTATGCTGTCAAAGGCACGTTTTGAAGTCCATTGAGAATAAAATACAGAGAAGCCATCGCGGAGGCTTGGTGCGTCACGCTTGGCGGTCATCAGCATAGCGGCCAGTGCGGTAAACACATCGGCTACCATTAAGGTGCCAACAAAATAGATGTTGAACTGGATAGGCAGAAAGAACAACGCAATTTGAACCGCGATAAAACACAACATCGCCCAGCCCGATTCAAGGATGGTCAACAACTGAGTATTAAATTTAGCGGCTCTGAAAAAAAGGTTGTTCATGGTCATTAGGCTTTCTGCTTTATAATGTCGTCCTTATCGGATGAGCTTTGCGAGCTTCCGAAATAATAAGATGTGATAGTGCCTACAATGGTGCCCATCAAAAAGCCGAGAATAGTATTGACATATTCCCTTACCGTAGATGGAAGCTCTTGAGTAGTAATGTGGTGAATGAACCACATACTGAAACCTGTCCAGATACAAGCCAGAAAAAAGCGAACGAAATTTTTGCCCGAGATAAGTTGCTTGATGTAATCTATAATTGCCATGTTTACTATTTAAGAAGCAAGCTCACGCCTTACGGGGCGTTTATTGCTTTCTGTTTTAGAATTACGGCTTCCCGGTTACAGTCATGTAAACCTCCGTGCCTGAGTCAGCCGGTCCGTTGGCGGTTCCCTTAATTACCCGGACGGTAATTGTTTTGTTGCTGGCTCCAATGCTTTTGACGTAGGCAAATGGTATGGCCGTGGCAACTGTATCGCTATACACAGGTGTAAGAGTCACACTGTATATGGTGCTGAATAAAGCTGTACCTGCTGCCGTACCTTCTACCGTCAACGTGTCTATGGCAGTTCCGCTACCGCCCGAAGTAGTTAGCTTCTTGGTATAGCTGAATCCTTTGTAAGAACCCGATGCACCCGGAGTGGCTCTGGTTTCAAGTGCGCTCGCCCAGCTTGCTTTACCGGTTGCGCTATCCACACAGGTTAGCACCTTACCGCTGTCTGCGTTGGCTTTAAAGTAAACAACACCGTTGATGTATGCTTTACCGTTAAAAATTGCTTTGTCGTTCTGCGTTAAGGTAGCAGCTACCGATACCATGGCAATTAAGCCGAGAAGTATCATCCCTTTGAAAACCTTTTTCATTGTTTTTGGTTGTTTGGTTTATTAAAAAAATACTTGGTTACACTTTCGTTAAACTGCTGATGTCGAAACTCTTCTTTGCGCATGGGTCACATGCCGTTACCTGTGCACAACTACTCAGGTCAGCTTTCTTTTTCCATTGTGCTGCATAGTGAGCCGCCTTGCTTTTGGCACTGCTTAGTTTCATGGCAAACTTCTTGTCGCCTGCCGCTTTGCCTCCATCCTGATTGCTGGTGTCATATTCAGTCTCGCCATTTAAAGCGGCCTGTGAAGAGCCGTATTCATCCAGCCAGTGGTAATAGATAGCCCAGGCTACCATCAACTTAAATCCTAACTCCTCTACTATAGTTTTCCATCCATCGGGCAGATTATCTAAATCATTACCGGCTTCTTTCAGTAGCTCACAAACAGCCAGATAGCAGTCTTCGCCCATAGCCTCCTGTATGTTTATTTCATGGGCGTTGATGATGCAGCTCTTGCGCTCAAATACAGCCACCGATGCACTCAGCGGGGTTAACTCATAAATGTCGTGCTCCTTAATTAAAACACATCCGCAGGTGGTACAACTCATGGCTTTTGTGTTTTTGGTTTAATGGGCTTAATAGTTCCTAACTGAGCGGAGGCTTCCTCCTTGGTTAAAGAGAAACGGTCCACCGCTAAAGCAATAGCCGCATCCAGTTCATAAGTGCCATCGGCCACGCTTTTAACTATTTCAAGCCACTTGGTGATTCCGTCCAAGCTTCCTCTTAAATCGCTTCTTTCCAATTCTTCGGCCAGCGGATGAGGCTTAACGGTTGCCTTCAGGCGAATGCCTTCATCCTCTAAAAGCACATTCAATACATTATCGGTATATACCTTTTGAATAGGCTTAATGCGCTGTATGTTGAATAACTTGAAAGCCTGTTTCAATTTCTCGGCCTGTGATGAAAAGCCTCCCGAATCAAAGCCCTGAAGCCCGGCTAATTCACTTACCACCATACCATGAGCCGAAAGGATTTCGCGGGCAATAGATTCCCGCTTATCCTTGATGTAGTTGTAATCTTTGTGGCGAGGTATTTCAATTATCTCGGTGCCTTTAATATTTGGCAATGCCTCGCTTGGTTCAAACCATTCTAATGCAAATGAATTGGCGTTCTTGGTGCCTTTAAAGTTATCGCGGTAATACTCCGTTTCTTTCTTGCGCTGGTCTTTTTCGGCCTGCTCGGTTTCTTTCTGCGCTCTGAAAATCTTGATGATAAACTCCAGCTGCATTCCGTTCTCTGCCTCCGCTAAATCGAAAAGCGATAAGTGATAATCTGCCTCGATAGAATTCAGTGAGCCTTTGTTCTCGTAATCGGCCGTAGGATATACATCGCGTGAAATGTCATTAATGCCCCAAAACAGCGATTGGAATTTATTCGAGGTATTATCCTTATCGTAAACCGGCACACGAACCACGGGGTTCTTATGCTTGTTCTTGGTGTAGTTTACAATATTTACGATGTTGGTTTTGTTGGCATCTTTAAAGCTAAGGCAGTGGTAATTGAAGTCCGGATTCTTTTTGCTGCTCAGTTCATCTATCACTCCTCTGCGGGCATAGTTGAATTTCTGATGCAGTGCCCGGTGTATTCTCAGCGTTACTTCTTTGCCCTGCTCGTTGGTGTACTTTCTTTTTTCCAGGGTAACATAGCCGCCACCGTTTACAAAGAGTGAATACAGGTTTAAGCGGTGGTCCAGTTGAATGCGCTCAAAGAATGCATCCGCCTTTTCAATCTCCGCCTTCAGCTGTGCCTCGCTCAAATTTACCGGCTTGCGCTGAAGCATTCCGTTAGCCAGCTTCTCGTACGTAGCGGTGATGGGCTCGTAATCAATACCACTGCCAAGCGCAAGATTAACCTTTGTTTGAATGATAGAATTGTGCTTGTTGCTTTTGCGGTACAGGTCCAGAATGTAATCCGGATAGTTATCCTTATCGCCAAACTTCTCCCATACACCATTGTCGGAGGAACATACGCGATACGTAGCCGCATAATCACGCGGCACGGTTTTATTGATGATTTCGGTATGGTATGGAATTATCTCGCTCACTGAACAGTTACGGTTGTTTTATAAAGTTCCTCTTCTCCTTCTTTAATACTTAGCCAGTAATGGCCACATTCAACACTGGTGTTTAAAACAAACAGGGCGACTGTTCCGCACATATCGCCCTGTTGATTACTTAGAGTTGTTTCTTTGCATGTGACTTTGCTTTTCAGCGTTATCTCATAGCTTGAATCAGGGTCGATGGTGATAGGAACATGAATGGTTGAATCTTCGTTTCTTGTCAGATTAAGCATTCGCGTCCGATTCTTCCAGGATAGCCACTAATTCGGCTTTTGTTTTAGCCTCACCCAGTTCTAAACCTCTCTTGCTGATTAAGGCAATCAGGTCTTCATTCTTCTGCTTGTTGTATGGAACAGAAACGGTTTTAGCAGGATCTGCATTAAAGCCCGCAATGATGGCATCTGCATTCGCACCTTTCTTAATCACTTCCAGTTTTACAACCGGACGTTCTCTTTTGGCCGGTGACGGATTGCCTTCAAAATAACGACCGAGGCCGCTATTGATAAGCTGGTCAGCTAATGACTGATCGATGTTGTTGCTTAGAACAACTTTCTTGTTTTGATAATTCACGGTCTGGCCGATGAACTGGGATTTTACTTTAGACATGGTTTTTTATTTACAGGGGTTTAAAAAATAGTTTACTGCTTGGCTAATTCCTGAATCTGTTCTTCGGTTAAGTCGAACAGGTTAAGTAATGGGTATATGCCTTTGCCTTCGTTTTTTACGTATTGACGGGCATATTTTTTCAGATACAATACCGGGTTGGCGCTGGCCTTTTCAATGTCAACGGCTCGGTCTAAGTGAGCGGAGCGGAGGGTTCCGGTTCTGCCTTCGTTTTCTTTCTTCAGCTTAATGTTGCTGATATCGGCCTTTGCCTTTGCTTTAGCTGCTGCTTTAGCTGCTGCCTTGTCTTCTTTGGTAGGTTCAACTACCTCGCTTACTTCTGCCATGATGGTTTTTTATTTACAGGGGTTTAAAAAATCTTAGGTTAAAGAGGCAATCAAATCATCCATGCCACCAGGGTAAGCAGTAGCATCCGGCACAATAATCAAAGCACCTTTGCGGGTCTTGTTTTCAAACTTGAAATCGAAACCGTGGAAATCTTCGTTCTGCTTTTGTCCTGTCTGGTATTTCCATTCACGCAGTTTCAATCCGCCATCCCAGCCAACACACATAAATGTACCATCGGAACGTTCGCTTAATACCACTACTTCTTTACCCTTAAACTGACGGGCAAATTTGAACGCATTTACTCCAACGGCTGTTCCTTTAGCGGTTAACTCATCGCTTTCAACAGCGTTGTCATTATCGTTCAGCGTGCCGGTAACAACCAGGTTGCTTTCGCTTTCTTTAAAGGTAGCGGCTACGGCTGTTTGTGCAGCATCCGGAGTGATGATAGTTACCGATACATCACCGGTGGCGGTGGTAATGCTTTCCAGTTGTGAGCGACCGATGATATACATCTTCGGCTCAATACCAGCTTTGGTTGTATCGCAGCTGGCAGAAATTTCATAAGGATTCTCAATCGGACAAACTACATCGTAGTTAATTAAATTCTTTCCCATGGCTTTATAGTTTTATTTGTTACGGTCTTATGCCCAGAAAGCCCCGCAGAATTTACTCGTGCGGGGCTTTTTAGCTTTAATCTATTGCTTAGGCAACTACAAAGGGTTTGTAAGCCTTGTCGGTAGCTCCGTTACTGAATGTTACTGTCAGTTTCAATACACCACCGGTCAATACTCCTAAAGAAGCTGTTCCGCTGGCTGCTGTTCCTCCGCTTACTACAGTAGAAGGATTGTCGTTACCTTCAATACTCCAAGCGCGAGAGCTGATAGTTAATCCGGCAGGTGCCAGGGTAGTATCTTCAAACGAAATGGTCGTGTCGGTAATTTCGTAGTCAAAGCTTGCTACATCGGTAACGGTTACGGCTGTGCAGTTAGTTCTTGCCTGAGTGCAAAGAGCCGGTATATTCTCTGGAGAGAATGCGGTTGTCTTTAATACCTCAGCAGCAAAGTCCGTATCAAATACGTTTGAGCCGATAACACCGAAGTCAAGAACAACAGCATTGGCTAACATATCGGTCTTAGCCCAGGCAGTGTCGCACTTCTCGTTTACGCCTGACTTCAATCCGTCACCTGGAGTCATGGTATTAGTCAACACCTCAATGTTTCCTTTTACTGTAATCCAGAATAAGCCGGTATTCTTCAACGCATCCACCGGAACAAACGTCCAAGGGAATTGCTCTAATCCTGTTGTTTTCAACTGGAATCCTAAAGCCTGTTTGTTGAACTCTAACAAAGCAGCTACAGCCTCATTGTTGATGATATGCGGGTCGATAGCTACATAAGTAGGAGTAGAGCTGTAATCAACATCCGGGTCAAGATACTTAGCCCAAAGTTTCTTCACGTTCAGGAAGTAAGCCAGGAAGGTTGTAGAATCAATAGTAGTGTTAGGCAATACTAAAGGCTCCTGAACAAATGGCATTCTGTTTTGCAACGTGGTGAATCCGAATTCTTCTGCGCAAGTCCAGTCAATGGTTGCACCGGTAGCAGATACTACTACCTGAACACCTATTGAATAACCGGCTACGTTCGAAGTAATTTCAACGGCTGTTCCGCCATCGGCATAAAATACGGTGTAAAGCAAGTTGCCGTTGTAATCTTTCAGGCCTGCAACCCAATCAACAAAAGCTTCGATAGTTGCTAACTCGGTTCTGTTACCGCCATGCTTTACAAACAACGATTCAACTGAATCGTCAAAGTCTGCAAAGTCGTAACGGATAGTGTGGAAATAAGTAGCAGCATTCTGACGAACTAACTGCGCTAATACACCATCAAAGTGAGCAGATACCGGATCGTTACCGTTATTGATACCCAAAGGCAGTGACTTAGTTAAAGCCTTTACCTGACTATCAAGTAATGCGTTAATCATGAAGTCACTCTGATTCAATCCGCCTGAAGGGTCTTCCGTCCCATTAGGCCCGAAAACAATATCCTGCAATTCGGTTCCGATAGTGGCATTCGGGCAATGCTCGTGGTGTGTGTAGATACGGGTTGTTTCGCAAACCTTTTCCATTACACGTCTTTCCAATACCGAAGCATCGAAACCACACTCGCGCTTGCTTAAGCCGCCAGTAGCTTTAGACTTAGCAATCAGGTTCCAGCGATCGCGTTTGTATTTTACCCCGTCAATCACATTATCTTTCACAGTAGCCCAGCCACCGGAGATAAGTTCGGATTGTTTGATAATGTATAAACGTGACAAGGCAACCATGTCAATATTATAGCGTCTGGCCTCAACCATTTCGCCTTTAATTTCTAATCCGGTTTTTGCGCAATCGCATCCGGCTTTAATTGTTTCGAGAAGATTTCCCATGTTGTATGCTTGGTTTTTTTTAGTGGTGTGGTTGTTTAAAAAATTGATTACTTAACTGTTTTGATAGAAGCGGCCAATGCTGCCAGGCGCTTAGTTTTTTGCTCCTGTGTTTCGTTGATTGGCTTTTCAGGAACAGCATCGTTCTTTTCCTTGATTTCAATCACGGTAGTAGTTCCGACTTCATCACCTCCGCTCAGTTTCAGATTAGCCGCTTTCAGTTCGCCTACCTCTTTTTCAAGGTTGGTCTTATCAGTGGCCAGCGTTTCTTTTTCGGTGGTCAATGACTTAACTGTTGCTTCTGCGTCTTCTTTCGCTTTGGCCAGTGATTCGTTTTCGGTTTGCATTTCGCCCAGCTTCTTTTCGATAGCTTCTACTTTGCCGGTAAACTCTTTCATTCTTTCAGCACCTTCACCAGTCGCCTCTTCAGGTTTCTGTTCGCCATCCGGTTTTTCACCATCTGTTTTTACCTGTGCGGGAGCACCCTTAATAAAGGTTTCAACCATTGATTTGATAGAGCTTAATTCGCCCTTTACTTCTTTCTGTAGTTTTTCAAAAAGCTCAGTCATTGTATTTTTGTTTTGTGGGGTTTGAAAAAAAGATTTGGCAGCGGCATCCAGTTTCTGAATGTCTTCATCACTTACATTAGAGTTGCCGGTGATGTTGTATTTTTTACCGTCTTTGTCGAATGACTTAACGGCTACTGCGTTCGGGTTGGAAGGAATCATCACGATAGAACATTCAAGCAGTTCCGATTGTGTGATAGTGGCATATTTCTGACCCGGCAACATAAGGGCGGGGTCGTTTGAATAGGCAATGGCTCTAAAGCCGATAGAGCAGGCATTGAGCGTTCCATGTTCAACTAATGACTTTACCTGTTGTGCAAGTTCGGTATCGTTGAACTCCGGCTCGGCACTTATCTGGTTGCCTGTTTTAGAAATGTTTTTCCAGAAGCCGATAGGAAGGGGAGCATCTTTGCCGGTCCAGAATGAATCCTGACGATGCTGATACAGCATGATAGGATTTTTTTCGAAGTTATCCGTCTTTAATCCGGTTATAAGCACTCGCTCATAATCGCGGTCAACTGAATCGTCTGTTAGTATGAATTTCATTTCGAGAACAAAAGTGCGCTCGAATGATGGCGGTATGTGATAGAGTTTGCGGTTGCCGTTCGCTTAAAACGGACAGAAATATTATAACTTCAATTTTTCACACTCATTACACAACTCATAAACAACCGTTCGGCTAAGGTCGAACTGGCGCTCTATGATAGCCCTTCGGTTTAGTTTATCGTTC